GATCATTGACTAGTTCTTCAGTGTGGACATCTACATCACTAGATAGTTTCTGGCCTGTTTCTTCTTCTTTTTGTTCTTGTGTGACTAAGACTTCATCTGTAAACTCAATAGGCGTCAAAGTTTTTACATATATTTTTAAAGCAATACCATTGACAGCTAATATGTCATCAATTGCATCAATAATGTCGTTTTGATATGGTTTAATAACCACATTTTCAAATAAATTGTGTGCATTTTCAATCTCTTCTGAGTTAGATCCTAAAGAATTTCCTGTGTCTCTTATGCCAACTAATAGCGGTGAAGTAATTCTGTTTGCTAAAAGCAGTTTTTTTGTACACTCTTCGGCTATATATTGATAAACATCTGCTGCATCACTCACAGAAATGTCTTCAATTGTCGTCTTGTTTTCAGGTGAATCACTAAAAGAGACAATAACTTTTTCTCCATTGGCCCCTGTCAGCTTGTTCATGATCTCGTTTTTGATCATTATTTGTTTTTCAGTTGTTGGGACCCCATTTGTAAACGATACAAGCTTAGTGCCTGAGAATGAGTTAGTTACCTCATTACATAAATATTCAGAAATGTCACATTCAAGCTTTGCGTAATTTATTGCTGAGACAAAATCACTAGGGCTGTAATAGTGCATTGAAGGAATGTGTCTTCTAATTATATAGATTTCATTAGATGCACCAGATCCAAACACAGGAATTCTAGTGAGTTCATCACCTTCCTGATGTTGGGACCAATCAGGACTATAATAGTAAGCGTTTATGTAGCCTTTATGATCGCATTTCTCAGCTCTAAGTGTTTCTCTATTAAAGTGTGTCACTTGACTTACTTTGTTGCCTTTATAAGTCACCTGAAAGGCTGCTTCGCCTAAAAGCTTATAGTCTAAACAAACTCTTTTAAGGTCCTTTGCTTTAAATAGCTTTTTAAATGCAGCAAATTCATTTGGCCTTTTACTTGCATCTAAAGCGTCAAAGCCTTTGCCATAAATTTGCCCAGAAATTCCTGTGATTATGCTGCTTAAAGTTGGTGAATTCATGTAAGCGTCAATGACTTCTTTATAGTAATTATTTCCTTCACCAAAAGAGACATAATCGCTTAAAGGATCTTCATAGACTTCAGGCGTTTTGTAAGCTTCTAAATTTAAAATGTGAAATTCGCTATTCATAAACTAAGTAAGTATTAGAAGCAGTTGGATTTTGAACAAATTTGCCTGTGTTTGCTGAGTAGGTACTTACACTCTGATCAGTTCCAAAGATTTTGTCTCTGTAAATGACTTTAGAAGTAGCTGTGTTGGAAACCTCTAGAATGTAAGTCTGGTCTTTAGCAGAATCAAGACCTAAATTTGCTGTGTAAGTATAATAATATTTTAATGCTGTCAAACTGCTGACTGTCGCATTGTGGACCTCTGTGTTTTGCTCTTCGTTTGTGATCACGACTTTAAAAATATTTGATCCTGTCGGTGTGTAACTTCTAGGAATTATGCTTAATGTGTGGCTTGCTTGAGTTCTATCTAAAACTATCATCAGCCTATTTTAAAAATGCCTGTAGGTATTTTATAAGTTTTATTTTTATTGAGTGTCTTAAATTGGTCCTCGTCTAAAACTTCTTTCACTTTTTCTTCAGACACTTCATTCCATTCTAATCTGTCGAATGGTTTAAATTTTATTTGTGTTTTTTTCTTCATGTTTTGTTTTTTAAATGTTTTGTCGGACTTGGCCATCACAGCACAAGCCCTGAACAAAACACAAATTTTTAGGAGTTAGTCCCCCCTGTTATGGTCTCAGTTGCTGAACTTAATCCTGCAAATGGATTTGCTACTGTTGCACCATTAATAAAATCTGGAGCAGAAGTTTCATCTGCTATAAATTCCAATGTCATTCCTGACATGTCAGCTCTAGAGTCTCCACTAGAAATTGTTGCTGTTGTGAGCGAACAACCGTTTAATTTTCCAATTAAAAAAGCGTTGCCGTTACGATCTGCAACCACAATGTGTGGGCGACCATAAGCCAAAAGCTTAATTTCAGAAAAATCTTCTTTTGAAAGTTTTGGTAATGTCAATGAAAGTGTAGTACTAAAAAAAGAAGTACCTGTGTCTTTAGAAGATGTTGCAGTTGTCGTGAAACTATTGCCTGCACCATTTAGATCATATCTGAACGCTGTAAAGCTTCCACTCATGTTCGTAATTTCTCCACCACTCTCTGTAATTGTTCCATAGTCTCCAAAATCAGTTATATATATTGCAGAAATGCCGCCCTGTACGTCTTTACAGTTTATCGCTCTTCCACGAGTTACTAAACAAGCCATTTGATTTTGATTTTTAAATAGTTAGGGGGGCTTTTACGCCCCCTTCACTAAGGTTAATATTAAGAGTAAAGAACAACTTCAGATCCAAATCCTAAAGCGACAGATGCTGACCCTCTAAGAACGATTCTTGAATTTTGACTTCCATCTATAGGACCCATGTCAATTATTGACGCTGAGTTTATGTCGCTAAATAAAGAAGTTCCAAAAATTAGGTTTTCTTTAGTTGTAGCCATCATATCAGTTGCAGTCATACCAGGACAGTGAATTAATTTGATTCCGTCAAAATATAATTCTTGCTGATTTCTGAACCAAGTATTTTGCTTGTCATCAATACCGCCTGTGACATTTGAAGTTCCTGCTGCTCCAAATCCGCCCAATGCACGAACATAAGCTTGATAAATTGCAGTTGAAACATAGATATAAAGCTCAGGATTTCCATAAATAGTTGTTGGAATTGCATCAACTACTTTTCCAAGTTCAGTTGTAACATTTGAAGCTGTGACTGCTGATTTAGCAACGTCAACTACTGTTCCATCTGCTGCTGCTAAAACTTCCCATCCATCGAATGGAATGTCTCCGCCTGTTGTTCCCTGCCAAACAGCAGTTTCCATGCCGTCTGCTACTTTAGCCACTACATGCTCAAGCATAAATTCACCTAAAGATCCTGGAAGTTTTGAATTGATTCCTTTCATCTGAAGACTTTCCCATGAACTTCTATAAGAACTTGCACAAACTTGCAAATTGACTTGAATTTCCTTTGGTTCAAGAACCACTTCACTTGTTGTAAGCGTGCCTGTGGCAGCAAAATCACAAGATCCTGGTTTGATTAGATTAGCGTCAGAAGCAAATTTTCTGATTACTTCTTTGTATTGGATATTGTCTCGGATGTCTACTGCACCAGAGTCTAGAGTCTTTCCAGATAGTAAAGCAGCAGTTAAATATCCCTGAGCTGCTTTGCCTGAAAAACTAGAATTTATTGTATTTGTTGTAGCCATAACTTATTGATTATCAATGTTTTATTTGTTGTTATATATCATTTGTCTTATTCGACTAAGTTTTGAATTGTCCTCATATCGAATGTTATTGTTTTCTGTTTTTGCTTCTGGATTGTGAGCAATAGGCTCAACCACTTCAGCAGACAGCTCAAGGTCAGCCACTTCTTCAGTAACTTCTTCAACTGTATTGTTTTTTTCTAATAAAGTTTTGATTTCTTCGATCATTGACTTCATGTCATCAACTTCTTCCTTAGTTGCATAAACAACTTGGGTAGATTCTGTCTTTGACTTGACTTTAGCTTCTTCAGCTTCAGCTTCTACTTCTTCTTCAACTTGTTCTTCAACAACTTCTTCTTCAGCAGCTTCTTTGATCTCCGCAATCACACCTTCTTCGGCAACTGATAAAATTTTGCCATCTTCCAAAGTGTATTCACCGACAGGAAGGGCAATTTTTTCTCCTTCTTCACCTACGATAAACACTTCTTTGTCCGCAACAAATTCTTCAGCCTCGATTTCCGTACCGTTGTCCAACTTCATAGTTGCCAACACCACTTTTTCTTCAGACAATTCTATTCCTAGAATGCCTTTAATTTGATTTATTACTTCGAGTGATTTCATGTATTTAGATTTCTATACTTATATATACGTTTGACTTTAAAAATTAGGTCATATTTTTAGACCTTTTTTATACCTTCCCAATTCCCTGGGCAATCATGGACCCATCACAGCACTTAGAATGATAAGTTTTGCGGTCTTTACATAGACAACCACGCTTTCCACCTTTGGGCGAAGTTCTGCTTACTGTTTTTACATCTTTTTTATACATCTTTTAAAATTTTTGTGATCTGTTCTATAGATTCTTGAGCAGCAGCTTCTTCTTTTAAGGTTTTATCTTTAGGCCTAGACATACGGTCTGAAAAATATGCTTCAATACTGAATCCTTTGACTAATCCTTTTTTGACATATTCATTCCAGACTTCATCTGAATTCACTTTCATAGAAACCATCCAAGTTCCTACAGGAACATCCATTCCGTAGTGTCTAGACTTGTCCTTTTCTGATTCTACAATCCAACTCTCGACTATTGTAAGGCCTTCTAAGGCCACTTTATGTTCTAGAGTTGCTTCAGATTGATTGCCTTTTATAAAGAACAGCTCAGAAGCTTTTCTGACAGTATCTTTTGAGAAAAATATGTAGTATTCGTCTTCTTCATTTTTACGAAATATTGGCTTATTAGGAATAAGAGCCGCACCCATTAAAATCCGCTTTTCTTTGTCCTGTTCTGCAAACTTGACTTCATGATTTTTAAGAGCAATAAAGTCTTCTTCAATTGCAGGGTTTTCAACTACTGAAATGGCTGTGATACCATTGTCTTCGTTTTCTTCGTCTAGTATTAATTCTATTATTTTCATATTTATCCGATTGATGCGTTTTCTATTATATTTCTTTCTAGTGATTGTGCTGTCGTTACATCTCCAGATGTGACAAAAGCTTTTATAGGTCTTTGATTGTCTTCTCCTATTGTTTCGGCTAATTGATTAACAGGTGAAGCCCCTACAATATTAAATTCAGGCGGTCTAGATACAGGGGCGGCCCCACCGCCAACACCTGCTGAAGATGCTGCACTTTTAGCAGCACCAAAAGCCGATTTCATTGCCATTATTATCCCTGCTGCTTGCAATCCGTATGCAATAAGCAAAGGAATGTTTTGTGGGAAACCAACTTTTCCAGTTTCGGCTGTACCTTGTGCAACTGCTGCATTTGATTCTGCAACTTTAAGAGTTGTCATTGTTATTGTTTTCTTTGCTTCATCTACAAGGGCCATTGCATTCATTACCTGTTTTGCCAAAAAGGCTGCTTTGCCTGCTTTAGTCTCAGCACCAAAAAGTGCAATAGCCTGATCTGCTGCTGAATGTTTTGCAGCACTTATCAAATTAATTTGTCTTTGTTCTTCTGCTGCAACTCTTTTGTCTGCATCTTCTTTGTCTTTTTTCCTTTGCAGTTCGTCTTTTGCAGCCTGGTCCTTTCTGATTTTTTCTTCTGCTGCTGCTTTGTCGTCTATAGCTTTTTTATCAGCAGCGGCCTGTGTTTGTATTGCTTTAAGTTCAGCAGCTTCTTCTTTTTTAGCGGCTGTGATCTGTGCGGTGACTAATTTTTGCTTAGTAAGTCGAGCAGTTTCTAGATCAATGAGCCTAGCTTTCATTTCTTCTTCTTCTAGCATGTCTTCCTTAGTAGATTTAGACAAAGTGTTTTCTAAAACCTTTGCATCTCTCCTAAGTTTTGCAGCTTCAATTTCTTGATTTGTAATGTCAGCTTCTAAGTCAGCAGCAGCTTGCAAAAACTCAATTCTTTGTGCTGCTGTAAATCTATCTTTGTCAACTGATTTTTCTAACAGGGCTGCTCGTTCTCTATTTGCTTCTGCTCTTTTGACAATTAGATCTCTTTCTTTTATGTCTGCTTTTGCTCTTAGGTCCGCAATTTTTGCTGCTGATTTTGCATCTTCGCCAATTTCTTTAGTTAATTCTTTTGTTGCATTAACTGTTTTCTTTATGCCATCCACTAAAGCATCTGTCGCAATTACCACAGGATTAATTGCTTTGTTTATTTGAACAAAACCGTCTTTTGCATCTGTTAAAGCACCGCTAAAATCTCCTGAAAATGCTTTTTTGATTGCAGTACCTACAAGGCCAAGCCCCCCTAGTAATTGATCGATCTTATCCATGACAAATTCCTGGATTGAGTTCCCAAGTCCTTTGATTGATTCTACAGGATTCAAAAAAGTGTCTATTATAATCATTCCTAGGTCCGAAAGCTTGTCTGTCAGATTGCCTACAACGGATCCGATCACACCCATAATTTTTCTAAACTTGTTTTGTCCTTCTTCAGAATCTGTGAACGCCTGAGACACCGCACCTATGGCCAAAGCTATTGCACCAATACCAGAAGTCAAAAGAACACCTTTGAGTGTCCTAAATCCTTTTGTCACACTCTTAAGACCGCCTAACATTCCTTTAAAACCTGCAACGGCTCCGCCTGTGGCCACATCAAGTTGGTTGCCCATTTCTGAAGTGTCTGTCTTGACCTGTTTTGTTTCTTTAGAAGTCTGCTGAAGACCTTTGTTGACTTTGCCTACATCTTTGACTGCTTTGTCTGAATCGACTTTGATTTTAATACCTACAACTTCGCTCATATCTTATACTTAATTAGTTTTATTCCTTCCTTAATGCTCATTGGCATTTTGTTTTTTCCTAATGCTATTTTAGATGATTCACCTAAATTTTTTGTGTCATCTTTTACGAATTCTAACATTTCTAAAATATCTTTTATCATGGGCAAAGAGTTTCAATATTAAATGGATCATAAAAAGAAAAATCTTTTGTAGATGCTAATGTTGCTTTGCAAATACATTCTCCAAAAACACCCTGGCTATACTGTAAAACATCCAAAGTTTTTTCAATGCCATCTTGAGTTGTATAAGTAAAAGTCGTGGGTTCATTGCCTACTAAAAAACCAACATCTTTGTGATATTGACTGCAAACAGATGACACCGTTGACGCTGTGATCACGTTGCTTATTGCATCGGCCTTGTCATTTTGTATTTGTGTGTTTGTTCTCGCATAAAATCTATAGTAAATACTTGCAGGATGTGTCAAGCCTGTTTTTTTATAGTTGTTTTTTATTGGTAGAATTAAAGATGCAGGTGACGGAATAAAAGGAACAACTGTAATGTCACTAAAAGCTTTCAATGTATCAACATTATCAGAAGATGTTAAGTTTGTTAAAGACGTAGAATATAGATATCCATATTCATCAAGCTTTTCTGTCTCCCCAACTTTGCCCAGGCCTGTAATTTGGTGGCCAAAATACACTTCAGTTGTAGTCGATGCAGGAATTGTGAAACCTGCAATTGTTGGTTTTGTTACAACTAGGCTAGTGTTAACAAATACACTTGTCGGATTATTTAAAGATGCAGTCGGTATTCCTGTTTTTATGCTTGGAATTGTAAACTGTGCATCACATGAAGCATCAATTGTCAAATCAACACTATCAATGCTTATTAATGTGCTGTCTATTGTCAAACAATTATTTTGGATTACTTTTAAAGTTCTAAAAACAGCTTTTTCAAAAATGTTAGTCAGCTCAATTGTGCTTTTTTCTGTTTCAAAGTTTGTCGAGATTTTATTGATCCTATATTGATTATTATTTAAAACAAATTTGTCTGCTAGGTTTAAATCATAGATCAAACTCATAGGCAAAAAGGCCTTTGCAGTTGTAATTCGTTTTTTTACGTCAAACATTTCTTCAACATAACTTTTGTAGTATGTGTCAAATAAAGTTTTTGGATTTACTTGCCTTGAGAATTCGTCAAACTCAGCATTGAAATTGATGCTTTGTTTCCCTGATAAAAATGTGCTTCCTGTCGCTTCACAGTTTAATGGAATGTAAGGATTAGCAATTGAGACACCAGAGCTTTTTGTCAAATTTAAAGCTCTTATTGTTGCAGTAGAATTGACAGCATAAAACAAAAGCGGCTGTCCTAAATATGGGCTTTGGCTGTCGTCTACTGAATAGCCATACTGAACATTTGAATCAGTTGTTGTAAGAACCTCATTATTGGTCAGATATAAATTTTCAAACTTAAAATGTTCAAATGGCACTGTAATATTATAAACATCACCATCAAATTTTTCAGAAGCATTGTAATTTAAAGCACCCCACTCTGTATTCTGGATTTCTTTGTGGTTATTAGCTAAAAAAGATTTGGTCCCCTCAAATTTAAAGTCAATTTGTTTGTATGGAAGTACAGCATCAATTGTGTTTTCTGTCTTGTCAATGTATTGTGTAATATCATGGACCTTTGTACTGCTTGCATAAAAGTCATCTAATGTTTGAACCTGCAAAATTCCGTTGTCATCTTCAAAGGCCGTCAAATTAAAGAGCTTAAAAATGCCTGTAATTAGATCTAGGACCTTGATGTCTGGAATAAGTCTTTCAGCACTTGCAGGATTGTCCTGTGTTTTAGCAGCAGAAGCGGTGAAATAAACATTTTTAACACGACCACCAAATCGAGTACTAGCAACAAAATGACTAATAGTAAGATCATAGCTAGAAATAAGATCTGTCTCAATAAAAAATGTGTAAACACCGTCACCAATTCTTAAATATTCGTCTTCTTTTAGTGATTTGCTTTGACCTAAATCTGTTGTACCTGTAAGTCCATCAAATCTTTGGAACTCTTCACCGTCTCTTTTAATTATTAGGCTATAAGATGCAGCATTGTTAGGGACCACTGTCACATTCAAAGCCCTTTCAATGTCATTTATATTAATTTTTCCAAAAAAAGTGTTTGCTCTTATGTCATCAAGCTTAGTTTCAAAACTTGCATCTTTAAAGCCTGTAAAAAAAGTAGCTACATTAAAAGTATTGTCTTTATTTGTAACAGTAAATCCAGAAGCCTGAAACTGTGCATCCTGGTCCTGAAAAAGTGATCCTTCTTTATTATGCAGCCACATATATAAATTGTGATAGGCTGTATTTGTAGTGTTAAAGAAATCGGTGCTGAAAGTTATATCATATTCAATCTCTATGGCCTTAATTAAAGCATGAAGTCTAATTGCAGGCTTTAGCTGTTTAAAGTGAACACCATAATCTGTGGATGTTCCTGCTGTCGGATTTATGTTTTTAATTGTGTCTGTGTTAACCACAGCGGAGTTGTTGTCAAAAATAAGTCGATCAGTATGAGTGATTAATGGAATTATAATGGCATCACTAATTTCCCCAACGTCTAAACCGTTGGCCATATAGGCTGCAATATTTGTGTCATTATAATCGAACGTATAATTTTTAAGTTGACCCAGGGCTGCAATCTTATCTTCTCCAACCAGGTCCTTTAGGTTTACAGTATTGCCAAAGAATGTGAGCTTGTAAGTGTGTGGCTCATTGTTTCTAAGTTGCACGCCCTCAAGTTTTATTTTGCCTTTTTTAAATAGCTTATAATTTAAGAACAGTTCAGAAGATGTTTTTTTTCTAGCATCAAATCCGACAATATTAAAATTGTAGAAATGTTTAAAAATTTTGTTGTTGTTTTTTGAAGCAGGGACATTGAATGTTTGTGTAAAAGGAACAAACACTTTTTGTATGTCTTTTATGTCCTGAATAGATTGTGTCAAAACAATACTTTCATCCTTGAACAGATCTAGCTGTTTCCCATCAAAATAGATTTGCAATTGTAGCATTTATCTTACATTGTTTATTCTGTCAAAAGCAAAATCAAATTGGATCGTGTAATTAATTAAGCTGTCATTTAATTGTGTCTTATATTCTAAAGATTTTGATGAAGGAATTACAGGAAGGGTCTGGCCATTGTATCTGATCCAAACATTCTCACTATAGAATAATTCTTCAATAGTTTGATTCATGTCTTCTACAATAAATCCTGTGTTCATTGTCAAAGATGTTTTTGCATTGACATTCATTCGCTCCCTTTGATTGTCATAAGTGTTATATGTCGAAGCTGTATTTGTGACAATGTTTCTTTTGTACATTTCATCTGTCACATTTGTAATCTCAGAGCTTTTTTTAAAGAAAAATAAATTTTCAAAGCAGCCATATTTGTTAATGAAAGTTATTTTGTAGGGCGTAAATTTAGGCTCACAAATATTGGAAACTGTAATTGTCTTTTTTAGTGTAGTGTCGTCTGTGTCAAAAACCTGAATAGTAGAACTATTTGCAGGGATTGTAATGTATTGAACTTTTTGGTTTGTGTTTCCGTTGTCTGTTATCTGTGTTGTGGTAGAATCAATGATCACTTTTCCAACACCTTCAGCAAAAATTGGAAAATTGCCTGCTGTGTTCTCTGGTAAATAAATGTTATTAGCACTTATAAGAGCGTTTCTAGAAAGTTCTGGGTTTGTACCTTCTTCAAAATATCCGTAGCCATCTAGGGCCACGAAAGTGGTTGTAATTGGATTAGTTTCATAGGGTTCATCTGTGTCATCAAAAGAATTTACAACGGCCCTGACATATCTTGTAATTGAAGGGTAATCATTGTTAAAAGAAACAGAGAAATAATCTCTGACTAATTCTGCAATCTCTAGTGTAATGTTAGTTTGTCCAGAAATCACACTTTTGTCTATTTGATAAGCTGCTGTGGTTGGTTGCCCAGATTCAGCACCGTCCCAAACAAACAAGTCTACTTCTACTCTTTTTAATGCCATAATTTAAACGATTGATCCTGACCCCCCTGTGCAAGAACTGATTCCCCAGATCTCAAGTTCTCTAACAATTCCAGAGCTGTCAATGTTGATTATATAAAAACTGTTAATTCCTGCACCCACACTATTGTTTGCACTTTGTTTAGTAACTCCATAATATAGACCACCACCATTAAAAGCGTTGCCGCCTAAACATGTTTGTGAATCTAAAAGAGCGTTTACACTTGCAGCAGTTGATGTGATTGCGGTTTTAGTGTCAAACTTTCTGTCACAAAAAGCGGATGGACTGCTTTTTCCTGATGTAATGTGAAATGTATTTGATCCACAAATTGAAACAGTTGCAGGTTGCATAAGTGAAACAGTACAATTGTGATTTGTTCCTGCATTTGCAAATCCAGATGGAATTTCAACTTGATAAACAACTGTTCTAGGCGTGTCAGTATCGACATCTAAAAAGGTTGGATTTGGTGGTGTGAAACTTTTGACCGTTCCTTGTGCAGCAGTCCCCAAAAATATAGCTCCATTTCTGGCAATTGCTTGACCTGTTAAAGATGCAATGTCACATGTAAAAGCTTTTGGTGTTGTTCCTGGCTGTGAGAAACTTGCTGAACATTCTACTATCCCAGAATTTGAAAATCCACCAGGAACTGTGATGTCAAAAAACAAGGTGTGTGGAATTGCACTTGCTGTATTGTTTGCAGCAACACTTGTAATTGCAGGACCGCTAGAAGTTGCCCTAATTGTTCCAACACTTCCAATTGAACTAGGTTTTGTGATTGCACCTGCTTGACTAATTTCACCACCTTGCAATGCAGGATTGCTCGGATAGCTACAAGTGAATGCCTGTGTCGTGTCTGTTATTGTTACACTAATTGATTGAGTTGTTTCGCAGCTTGTCGGATAGCTTCCGTCTCTGGCAATAGCATAGACAGTTGTTGATCCTGCTGTGACATTTGGCGACAAAGTCAATGTGCTGCCACTTAAAGCAGTTGTCACTATTGTTTGATTTAGATTTGAAACTAAATAAGTTGTTTCATTTGCAAAAAAACCTGCAAGATCTATGCTTACAGCAGCTCCACCAACTGCAATAGATTGACTAGGAATGCTTCCTGAATTAGTTGGTCCACCTGAACATGTCACAGGCGGATCAGATGGAGCAGGCTGAGATGTAATTAAAGCTGGCTGTGTTGCTGTCACAGGACATTCAAAATAAACACTGTCAGAATTTGTGTATAATGCAGGCGGTATAATAAGGCTAACTTTTATGGTCCTGGAAGTAGCAGTTGTCTCAGTTGCAAATTTGTTGTTTGCAAAGTCACCGTCATCACTAGAAATTGAATCTATCACGCCAACATTTGCAGTCGGCAGTGTGATAATTCCCTGACTATCTACTGCAAAACCGCCAAGGCCTGCAACTGTACAGTCAAAATCTGGAAGCGGTGGACTAGGCTCAATTAGATGTAAATAAAAAGGACTTCTGACATTTATTTTTGTACTCATTTTTCAATGTTTTGTGTGGTGATCTGGAAAAAGTTTGTGATGTCTTTGGCCATTCCGCTTTGCATTTTCTTTGGTAGATCTTTGTAAGCTTTCATAAATGGATCTGTAAAAAACAGGCTCCCTCTTAATCCACGATTGTAAATATTAGACGCTATGATATAGCCTAGACTTTTAAAATTAGTCTTAGAAAACTTTCCTTTTGCATCTCTGAATCTCATGTTTTTTCTCTTAGCAAATTTTTCCATTGACTCTTTAAAGTTTTTGAAAGTGCCTTTGCTTGTTCCTGATCCAAATCTGTATGGACTTCTTTGAAATTGTCCTGTTATTTTGTTTCTTCCAACACCTTGTTGACCTTTTATTTTAGCATTTGGAGAAACTTTACTTGGATCTTTTCCCCTGACACCTTCATCATAATAAAGGCCATATTCTTCCATGTAAAATCTAAAATCAACAATGCCATAAGTTTCATTTAGCTGATATCGTAAAGACTTAGAAAGTGGGCTGCTTCCTTTTAGGTTCTTTTTCGAGTTAACCACTACTGTTTTGCCAAATACGTTAAGAGCTGTTTTGAGTTCTTTTAATTTCATTAGCATTTAGTTGACGGATTGCTCATTGTTATAGAAAAAGAAACGGACCACCCTGCAACATTATTTTCAAATCTGTCTGTAAAAGGCTCACATGAAAAAGGACTGTCAATCTGATAATCAGAGTAATAAGTATCAAGCCTTAAAAGTTCCGCTTGCAGTCTTCCTGCAACTGCTAATTGTGTATTAAGCACATCCATTTCATTGTTGTTTCCACGAATGTCACTAGATGCAGCTTTCTTAGAGAAATCCACTATGTCCATTAATATGATCGACATATCTGCTGTGCAGATGTTTGATGTTAATGTCACATTGTTGATTGTCAAATGGCATAGTGGATATATCGTGCTTTTGTTCAGGTCAATTTCTGTAATGTCCCCCTGTGTAACTGTGTTGACAAATGGCTCTGCTATTGCAGCAGTCTGCAAATCGTCAATAATTTTAAAATAATTGTTCATAGCGTTTTCACAAATATGGGTGTGATAGATTCTGAGTTCTCAATTTTGATCTTGACAAATTCCTGAAGCCATTCCAATGCTTGATCAAAGTCTAATTCTGGTGCTTCTTTAATTACTACATCTAAAGCTTTCCAAAAATCATAGATTGCCACTTTTGGTTCTGCTGCACTTATGCCAATTAGGGCCGCTTCAAATCCGTCTGATAAGACAATCTGTTCGTCATCATTCAGAAATAATCTCTCATATAGTGAGTCAATAAGTTCTGTTTTGTCTGGCATTTTTTATTCTTTTAGTTTCAATTTCTGTTTTCTCTTTTTCGAAGCTTAAATAAGTGAGACATGATTTAAAATTTAATTTTTCTATTTGTTCAAAGTCAATCAAACGGCCTTGTGAAATGGTATAAAAACTGAGCCACCAACCATAAGCTTCTGCAATTGCCGCTTCTGGTCCATACTGATCATCTTTGTCTGCATCTGTAAAGAGTTTAGGATATGATTGCATAATTGTTTCCTTAAATTTTCCAAAAAAAAAATGGCCCCAAATGCTACATCCAAAGGCATAGAACTCATGTCCTGGATTTTAGTTACGTCATAGCCTACAATTGTATAATCCTTTTTATGCTTGTTTTCTATTTTACGATATAAAACGCCCATTGCCTGGTCCATTGTTTCCCAATCACCCATTAGTGTGTCTAGATCTACATATTCGCCAAAGCTCATTTCTGATAAATCAGGAATAAAGCCAAATTCGTTTTCATTATATTTAAAACGCTGTGTTAGTTCAGGCTTTTGATCAAACATTTTATTAATGATCTTAATTACTTCTAAAATTGAGCTGTATTTAAAAGAGTCTACATCCTTTATATCAACACCGCAAAAGATTTCAATAGTTTTTTTTTGCAAGAAATCCTGGTCAACATCGTCAGTCATGATTTTGCTGAACTGCTGATATTGGCCGAGTGTGATCTCAGATAATTTGTTTGGGACTTTAAGTGTTTTTGTTGCCATTAAAAAAATACTATAATTATATATACGTTTGGGACCTATAAATTGGGTCTAGGTTTTTTAAATAATGTGATATTGTCCTGCATTTGGATTCTTTAGTTGATAGCCGACAGCGTATCTGATTGCATCTAAAGCATGATTGTGTTTGTCAATTGGTGTTTGACTTTTCTTTTCAAGCCACCTGTAATTGTTTAGCTCTTTTATTAGCGGTGCTGAATCTTCGCCTTCATCAATGACTAGATCATAGTCTTGGAGTAGTGCTATTCCATAAGTAATAC